ACGATGATGACAAGCTATATTGCTAAAATCAACACCGTGTCTTATTCCGGCAAGAGTTATGACGACACACTCGCAGAAGAAGGTACGCTTTGGAATTGGGGTGTGCAGGCTACTGTCCAGGAAGTCCCTGTCTACAGTAATGAGGACACTACTCAAGAAGAGCCGGAAATTTCAGACGATGTTATCGCATTCTGGGGTACTGGATATACTCCCGAAATGTACGAGTCTCTTGAACAGAGACGCTCGTATTGGATGTCCAGATTCCCAGAGGACTATGAGCTCGATATTGGTACGGAAGCAATTATCCGTCAGATATGTTCCCTTGAGCTTGATATTAACCGAGACCGCGCTGCCGGTCGTGCGGTAGACAAGAGTGTAAATGCCCTTAATACACTGCTTGGTAGTGCCAGCTTAAAACCAGCACAAAAGAAAGGCGACGCAGACGCATCAATCTACAATACCCCGATGGGCGTGTGGATTGATAGGTTTGAGTATAAACGCCCCATCCCAGACGACGCAACCGAAGACGAGAAAAACTATTTCAAAAAGTATATTCTCGCGTGGTTTGGCGGTCATCTATCCAAAATGTTTGGTATCAAAAATGCCAATACGAAACTATACGACGAAGAAATCGCCAAGTATCGTGTATGTCGTCCTGAGTTTGATGACGACAGTGACGACGATATGATGTACGACATTTTATCCGATGCCGATGATGGCGCAGATGATTTGCCGGATTTGGGCGGTGATGAGATAGATGACGAGGATTGAGAAAATTACCGAAGGTGTTGGTGTATGGACGGCATATTACAGGGCAAGACCACACAAGTTTGCTGAAGACTATCTTCACCTTGACCTAAAACTATTCCAAAAGATTCTGCTTGTGGCTATGAACATCAGTACGATATTCATAATGATAGCCGCCAGAGGTATTGGTAAGAGTTTCCTTAGTGCTGTCTTCTGTGTTATCAGATGTATCTTATATCCAGGAACAAAAATCTGTATAGCATCCGGCACAAGAGGTCAGGCAATAAATGTGCTTGAGAAAATTCTTCTCGAGCTGAAGCCACTATCCAAAGAACTCGCAATGGAAATTGACGAAAAAGAGACAAGGATAAATGGCACAAACGCACAGATAGTGTTCAAGAATAGAAGTTATATAAAGGTGGTAACTTCAACCGACTCCGCTCGTTCCAACCGTGCAAACATCCTTATCTTGGATGAGTTCCGAATGATAAAGAAATGGGTTATTGATGATGTTTTGAAGAAGTTCCTTACATATCGAAGAATGCCCAGATATATAGAATTATCTGATGAACAACGCAAAGCGGAATGGAACAAGGAAAAGAGTATGACGGTTTGGTTATCGTCTGCATATACAACAGACCATTGGTCGTACACAAAATGTGTAGATACCTTTGAGTCTATGAAGCAAGGCAAAAAGAGGCATTTCATATGCGGGCTCCCGTATGAACTTTCAATCAAGGAAGGTTTGCTTGACCGAAGCGTAATTGAAGATGAATATGTAGAGTCTGACTTTAATGAACTCAGATTCCAAATGGAATACGAGGCATTATGGTGGGGTAGTTCCGAGGGTGCGTTTTTCGATTATGACTCTATTTCTAAAAACCGAAAGATTCAGTACCCAATGCTTCCAAATAAGCTTGCATCAATGCTTGGTAACTCACAACTTATCAAAATTCCTCATAAGCAAAATGGCGAAATTAGAATTCTGTCTGCGGATATCGCTCTGATGTCGAGTAAGAAGAATAACAATGACGCCACCGCTATCTTCATCAACCAGTTAACACCGACTAAAGCTGGACGATATACGAGTAATATCGTATATGCTGACACGCACGAAGGTCTCAGAACAGATGACCAGGCGCTTATCATTCGTAAGATATTTGACGAGTATGATTGCGACTATCTTGTACTGGATACCAACGGTCTTGGTCTTGGTGTTTATGACTGTTTGGCGAGAGATATCGTAGACCCGGATACGGGTGAAATATATCCTGCTATTTCTTGCTGTAACAATGCAGAAATGGCTGCAAGATGCACAGTTATCGGTGCGGAGAAAGTTATTTGGGCAATCAAAGCAAGTGCGCAGTTCAACTCGGACTGTGCTTTCTTATTGCGTGAAGCTTTCCGCAGCGGAAGATTGCGCCTTCTCGCCGCTGAACTGGATGCAGAGGAAGCGTTAGAAGGCATTAGAGGATACAACTCGTTATCCGCCGCTGATAAGTTGCAGTTCAAGTTACCATACATCCATACCACACTGCTCATAGACGAGCTTACAAAGCTCCAACACGAAGAATCCGGTGGTAAGGTTAAGATTTTTGAAAAGTCTGGAATGCGTAAAGACCGTTATTCCAGTCTGTCATACAACTACTATGTGGCTACACAGTTAGAAAGCAAAATGAGCAAGCGTTATAGCATTAACGCTCAAAGCACAGAGGCTTTCGTGATTAAGCCACCCCAATATACAGGAAAGGCGGTGAATAAGACCAATGGCAGAAACAACCATCCAGGATGGTATTAAAAGGGTTGCAAAGAAGCAGAAAGATGTCGATGGTTTCATCGGAATTTCCAGTAAGTTTGCGGTGCTGAACAGGTTAACGACCCGAGATTTGAATAACAACAGAAACGCTCCCACATTCTCGCTGTACTCCAAGGATGATATTACTACATATTTATCTAATCCGTACACATACGAGAAACAGCTTCGCAGAGCGGTTACATATATCTATGGTGCAAGCTCCCATTTCAGGCGTTTGATTCAATATTTCGTCGGACTGTCTGACCTATGTTATATTGTTGAGCCATACAGAATCGACCCCAAGAAGGCAAATATCAAAACGGTTAACAACAACTATCGTAAGGTGCTGAATATGCTCACCTCTATGAGCGTTAAGACACAGTTCCCCAAAATTCTGACAGTTGTGCTCCGTGAGGACACATTCTTCGGAACGCTGTGGGTTACCAACGATAACATCACTATTCAGCAACTACCGAGTGAATACTGTGCGGTGTCTTCGATTGAAGGCAATGTACTTAATGTTACATTTGACTTCTCCTATTTCGACTCCCACAACAATATGCTCGACTTCTATCCGGCTGAATTTAAGACCAAATATAATACCTACAAGAATCAGCGTATGTCCAAATGGATTGAACTTGATGCGCCGACTTCGTTCGCAATCAAGTGCAATACCGACATTCTTGACTACTCTATCCCTCCTTTCGCGGGGATTTTGCGTGAGATTTATGACATTGAAGACTTAAATGTGAAAACAAATAGGTCGGCATATTGGAAACGATATGCAACAACGATTCCCTTAATTGCTGGGAACCCCTTAGAGCCTTATAAACTACAACATAGCGTTGAAATATACGCAGGTGTGAATGTTTGAAAATTATAAGGATTGGGCAATCAGCAGCCAAGCCTCGAACAGAGGAAGGTTCAACGACTATCCTGACAAGGAGTAGGTTGCAAGCGCAACCGAAATAGGGAACCCTAAACTGCTATATGCGGCAAGGTGAAGATATAGTCTGCGCTCCATAGAAATATGGAGGAACGCCTTAGTGCGTCGGACGGAGTAGCGACCCGGTTGTTATGCAAATTGAACTTTGTGAAAGGTGGTGAACAAATGGGCAATCTTTGGAGTGTATACATACACACTAATAAACAGAATTGCAAAAAGTATGTCGGAATTACATCCCAAACACCAGAAGACCGATGGCTTAACGGTCACGGGTACGACCATAGATTAAAGTTTGGTCGAGCTATCGCAAAATATGGTTGGGATGGGTTTGAGCATGAGGTCGTGTATACAGGACTTTCGGAAGTTGAAGCCAAAAAGATTGAATGTGATTTAATTAGTAGGTTTTCAACGCAAGATGATAGATACGGCTATAATATGACGAGCGGTGGCGACGGTGTATGTGGGTTCAAACATACGGATATTGCAAAGCAAAAGATGTCCATTTGTAAAGCAGGAAGTAGTCACCCGAATTACAACAAGCATCTTAACGAAAGTACAAGAACTAAAATAGCAAAACGCCTCAAAGGAAATCAAAATGCAACAGGTAGCATTCGCTCATGTGAAACCAAGGAGCGTATGGCGTCTGTAAAAAAGAAACCCGTTGCTATGTCTGCAGGCGGCGTGCTTATGAGGGTCTTTGATTCGGCACTTGACGCTCAAGAAGAAACAGGAATAAGCAGAAAGAATATTTCTGCGTGCTGCCTTGGACAGCGAAAATCCGCAGGCGGATATAATTGGAAATTTGCATAACACTTCTAAACATTACGGATAAACAATTAAAACTCACAAAGACTGCCCTTGAAAACTATGCAATGTTAGCGATGACTTTGCCTATGGAAGACGACGGCAGTTGGGGTATTGACTTGGATAAGGCAAAAGAGTTCTGGAGAAATCTTGATGCTGTGTTGCCGGAGGAGGTTGGTTCTGTGTTAACGCCAATGCCTCTGAACAAGATTAGCTTTGAGCGTTCCAACACCGGAGATACCAACACTATCGCTGATGCTGAACAGAACTTATTCACTGCAGCCGGTGTTTCCTCTTTGTTATTCAATAACGAGAAGGCATCTGCTAACGCACTGTTGTTATCCATCAAAGCCGACCAAGCTATTACCTATGGCATTATCAAAAGTATTGAGGATGTCATCAATAGATTTATCCAGTCCCAGAGCTATGGCAAGAACTTCAAGGTGAACTTCCTTGATGTGTCTGCGTATAACCGCAAGGAAGCCGGAGAGGCTTACTTGAAGGCTGCTTCATACGGACTGCCTACTATCTCTATGTATGCAGCGTCCCAGGGACTTGGACAAGCAGAGCTTGATGGTATGAGCTTCCTTGAGACCCAGGTTCTTGGTTTACAAGATTTGTTCCGTCCGATTCAGAGTTCTACTCAAATGAGCGGAAATAACTTGGACAGCAACGCAGCTACTGACGAAGGCGGCGCACCTACAAAAGATGCAGGTGAGCTAACCGATAGCGGCGAGCAGTCGTCTGAACAGAAAGATGACTGGGGTTAATTAGATTTTCACGGGAAGGAGGCGCTTATGGAAAATACATATTCCGTCTACTGTCACCGTAATTTGGTGAACGGAAAAGTATATGTTGGCAAGGCGAAAAACATCGCCAAACGATGGGGACATAACGGCAATGGTTATGTCACAAATAAAGATACAATTTTCGCTAATGCTATCCGAAAATACGGATGGTCTGCGTTTGAGCACATCATTATCGCCGATTGTCTAACTAACGAGATGGCGTGCGCTCTTGAATCATATCTCATTGATTTATGGCGTACTAACATTAGCAAATACGGCAGCACATATGGCTACAATATGACCGATGGCGGCGAAGGTACCGCAGGAATTAGTAGCGGGTGCAAAAGTGTATTTTGTATCGAAACTGGCGAGTTGTATCCGAGTGTTACTGAAGCCGCAACATTACATAACATAAGCGTCACTGCACTTACTGCTGTTTGCAGAGGTCGGAGGTCATTCATTCGTGGATTGCACTGGCGATATGCAACAGAAGAAGATATTGAGAATTATAGGACTAACGGCAATCCAGTTCGTTCTGACGCTGAGCGTCAAGCAATCATTGACTGTGCATACAACCGTGCTCAAGAGATAATTCGCATAGGTAGATATGTAAACAGTAATAAGCCAGTTCTATGTCTTGAGTTGAACATCTTACTACCCTCAATTAACGCCGCTGCATTGTTTGCAAAAGTTGATATGCGAGAGGTATCAAAATCCGTGAATGACCATAAGCGCGGTGTATCCACACCGGCAGGCGGGTACCATTGGCGATTTGTAAATGATGCCGAGATTCGTAATCACACTATTCAACAAACAGGAGGATGCGTAATGCAAGGTAAATTCATTTATGTGTTCGATACGGACGCACGCGACAAGCTATTGTCTGCGAACTATCAGTTGTTAAAGGCTGACGAACAACAGAATATTTTTGTGTTTGAGAATAAAGAGACACATACATTCGCCGCAAGTGATGCGGAGGATTTCACTTTTGTCCTTTCGGACACTCTCACATTCTGATACACATCATCACGCCTCGCACGACTGTGCGGGGCTTTATTTATAGGAGGTTAGGATGGATAAGGTCTTGAATATGACATACGCATCATCTCTAACCAACCTGTGCGAAGTCAACTCTTCGTTTGATACAGGCATCTTGCGTATTTGCTATACCGGCGATAACCGCAATGGTTCGCACATTTCTAAAAAGGCAATTAAGAAGAGCCTGCAAACAATTTACAACTGCCCTATTGTCTGCAACTACGACAGAGAGACTGACACGCTTGGCGGTCACGATATGGAAGTTGTGCGTGATGAGAACGGTGGATTGCACATCGTCAATGTCACACAACCTGTAGGCGTAATCCCCGAGTCCAGCAAGGTCTGGTTCGAGGAGTACGAGGAGGAAGACGGCACAGTACACGAATATCTGTACGCTGAAGCACTGCTCTGGAAGAGACAAGAGGCTTACCGAAAAATTCAGAAAGACGGCATCACCGCACACTCTATGGAGATTACGGTCAAAGACGGCAAGATGGTAGACGGTGTCTACCACATTAACGACTTTGAGTTTACCGCTTTTGCTTTAATCGGTGTCGAACCTTGCTTTGAGGGTTCTGCCCTTGAGATGTTCTCCAAGCAAGACTTCAAGCAGCAACTTTCTGAGATGATGCAGGACTTAAAGGAAAGTTTCAAACAGGTCAACACCTCTCCCGAGGTTGACAATACACACCCACAAAACTATTCGATGGAAGGAGGAGAAAGGGTATTGGAAGATAAGATGGAATTGATTGCCAAGTACGGCATCGATATCGAGTCTCTGGATTTCTCTATTGATGATTTTACCGTAGAGGAATTAACTGAAAAGTTCGAGGCTATGAAGGCTGCGTCCGGCGAAGGTGACCCTGCGCCTGAAGCGACTGCAGACCCCGCTCCCGCAGAGGACAAGTTTGCCCTTACAAGCAATATTATCGACGAGCTCTACCGAGTTCTCGGTGAAGTGAAGATTGAGCGCGAATGGGGCGAATGCACCCGCTATTGGTATGTCGACTGCGACTTTGAACTCAATGAGGTCTATTGTTGGGACTCCAGCGATTGGCTCCTCTATGGTTTCACTTATGCTGTTGACGGCGATAGCATCACTATCGATTTCGATAGCAAGAAGCGCAAGAAATATGTAATCGCTGACTTCGATGAAGGCGAACAGCCTTCTCCCTTCGCACCTGTGTTTGCCGATATGGAGCAGAAACTTCACGACAGTGCAGAGTGGGAGGCAAAATACCAGACTGCCTCCGACACGATTGCGTCTATGGAAACAGAGCTTGGCGAGCTTCGCCAGTTTAAGACTGACACCGAAACCGCCATTGCAAAGGGCGAAAGGGATGAGGTCTTCGCTCAGTTCGAGGACTTAGTCGGTGTCGAGGCTTTCGAGACTCTCCGTGAAAATTGTATGGAATACGATATCGAGACTCTCGAAGAGAAGTGCTATGCCATTCGTGGGAGAAATGGCGGCGCGGCAAAGTTTGCTCTTGAAAATAAAACTCCCAAAATCAAGGTCGAAAAGACCGATGTGTCCAATGAGCCTTACGGCGGCATCTTCGCCAAGTATGGCATTGGCGCTGACAACTAATCTATAGGAGGAATACATAATGAACGCTGTTGTAAGAACTGATAAGATGTTCGCTACTGACAACCGTGCAGGTCTCGTGTCTGTGCGTTATCAGCCCGGCGACACTATGACTGCCATCGACAACGGTAATGTTGTCAAGATTGGCGCCCTCGAGGAAGGTTCCCGCGAGGTTTATAAGGGCGTTACCCCTGCTGCTGACGATGCTATCAAGGACATCGTGTTAATCGCTTCTCCCGAAGTGATGTACGACGAGCGCAAGCGTAACCTGGACGAGTTCCAGAATGCCGAAGGTGCTATTGCACGCGGCTATCATCTGCACACAAACGACATTTTCAGTGTGACTAAGGAAGCTTTGACTGGCGACGAGCCTGCTGTTGGCAAGGTTGTTGAGCTGGCTGCTGGCACTAAGCTGAATGTCGCTGCTTCTGCTACTGGCACCTTAGTGGGTACCATCATCGACATCAATGTCGTTGGTCGTTACACCTACTATGTGATTCAGGTAGCGTAATCTCAGAGAAAGGTGGTAAAGAATAATGGCTGATATGAAAGAAATTGTAAAGCTCGCTATCGACGCTTACAAGGGTCATGTTGAGAAGTATTCTGTGGGTCAGTCCCAGGAAGCTCTCCGTCAGGCTCTTGTTGAAGCTAACGGCGGCAGCACAAAGCTTGACTATAAGGCAATCCGTGACGGCAAGTGCAACGGTCTCTTTGCTTTAATCGAAGAGATTCTGAGCCGCACTGTTGTCGAAGGTCTTACCGGCGACGAGTTCTTCAATGCTCTCGTTGACTTCCGTAATGTTGCTGAGGGTGACCAGAACATCTTCATCGTTGAGGACAGCAATCTGTTCGTTATCGACGATGTTGCTAACGGTACTCAGGGCATCCGTCGTCAGAGACTCGGCGGTTCTAACGAGGTCTCTATCCCCACTACTATGAAGATGGTTCGTATCTACGAGGAGCTCAACCGCGTCCTTGCTGGTCGCGTTGACTTCAACCACTTCATCAATGTTGTGGCTGAGTCCTTCCGTCAGAAGATGCTCAACGACATCTACACTCTGTGGAGTGGCGCTACTGCCGACGACCTCGGTGGCGTAGCTTATTTCCCCGCTGCTGGTTCCTACAACGAGGACGAGCTGCTTGAGCTCATCTCTCATGTTGAGGCTGCTGCTGGCGGCAAGACTGCAACTATCGTTGGTACCAAGAAGGCTCTCCGTGCCCTCAAGGATGCTATCGATGGCGATGTTGTTAAGAACGACCTCTATAACCTCGGTTATGTTGGTAAGTTCTACGGCACTCCCGTTGTTGCAACTCCCAACCGTCACAAGGTTGGCACTACCGACTTCGTGTTCGCTGATGATGTGCTGACTATCATCGCTGGCGATGACAAGCCCATCAAGTTCGTTTACGAGGGTGACCCCATTGTTCTGATGGGCGACCCGATGCAGAACGCTGACTTCACTCAGGAATACCTGTACGGTGAGAAGTACGGTCTGGGTATCGTGCTGGCTGGCGGTAACGCTGGTATCGGTCGCTACCAGACTGCGTAATCGCGTCCAATAACCGCAAGCGGGGCTCTTAACCGAGCCCCGCTATTTTGAATAAAAGGAGATATGACAATGCCTAATAATACAACCAAAAAGACCGCAACACCTGCGGCAGAAACTACTGTAACAACAGAGAAGGCTACAAAGCCTATGATTCCCAAGGATATTGACCCCAATCAAATCATCATTGTTCTGAACGGCTTCCAGGGCAAGCTCGTTTATGAGAGCCCTCGTACTCACGAAGTGTACCGTTGGGACGCTTTTGGTGATGAGCAGGAAATCGAGTTGCGCGAGTTGCGTAACGCAAAGAGTTCCGCCAAGAAGTTCTTTATGAACAACTGGTTTATGTTCCGTGAAGAGGACGCCTGGGTTATTGACTATCTCGGTCTTAACCAGTATTACAAGAACGCCCTTAATCTGGAAGAGTTCGACGAGCTGTTCACAAAGTCTGCTTCTGAAATTGAGAAGGTCATTTCCAAGCTGTCTGCTGGACAGAAGAAGTCTGTTGCTTACAGAGCAAGACAGTTGGTTCTCGAAGGAGAAATCGACTCCAACAAGGCAATCGCCGCACTTGAGAAGTCTCTTGGTATCGAACTGATTGAAAGATAAGGAGGCTGACAGATGAGCGTTCCTTATGATTTATTCACGGGAGCCTTTTTGTCTAAAATCTCCGAGTTTGATTTTATTCAACTTGCCGAGGAAGACAGAACGGCTATCGTTGATGGATATATGAAACGAGCTCTCAGTGCTTTCCGAAAGAATTGCAAACACGACCTCTTTACAACCGGTGACGATACTGCAAGAGTTTTTGCGGTTGATATTCCTGAAGCGGATATCGACGAGCTTGCAGACATTGTTTCCGAAGGTATGCTTGTGCAGTGGCTCAAGCCATTCGTGTATAAGCAGGAGCTTTTGGAAAATGTACTGAACACAAAAGATTTCACCACATATTCCCCCGCCGAGTTGCTGATGCGTGTCGGGAACGCATATAGCAAGGCGCAGAAAGACTATACCCAAAAGATTCGTGAGTATAGCTTCAACCACGGGGACTTGACGGATTTACATCTATGATGGTTGAAACTACGGCTGGAATGCCGATTGATGCAGAGGTTCTTCATAACTATTTCAGAAATCTCGTAAATCATTTCTTTAAGATTCTCCCGATACGAGAGCAGAATGAGGAATCCCTGACTACATATATGCAGAGCCTGCAGGCAGAGCTTCTTGGTTGCAAGGGGCTTGTGAGCGCCATTCAGAATGACGCATCATATCTTACCTTGCTTTCAATTCTGCAGTATTTAATTGACAACCCAGAATGCACAGTAAGAGAAGTTAAGCGTGAAGTGTTCCGTGCTATCTCTATCTGTAACAAACTCAAAGCGCAGTACGCGAGTAAGTGAGGTGTTGTAGATGGGCGTATGGGATACATATGAGAGCAGAATCTCTGCTCGTGGCGGCACCAAACGCGGCGCCGCTTTAAGACGCGAAACCAGGATGGTTGGAACCAAAGTTAAGGATAACTTATCGTACCAAACAGTCACGATTGATGATGTTGCTCAAGAAGTTGCTATTATCAATTCCGATAACCTCAATGAAAAGACAATCATTGCGTTGCCCGGTGAAGACATTGGACACGGCAGTCTTGTTTATTGGATGGACAACTATTGGCTCATCACCGAGCGGGATGCTAATACAACGGTATACACTCGTGCGAAAATGATGCAATGTAATCATCTGCTTAAGTGGGTGTCGGATGATAACACGATTCACGAGCAATGGTGCATTATCGAAGACGGTACAAAGTATCTGACCGGTGAATACGAAGACAGAAACTTCGTTGTCACTCGTGGTGACTCTCGTATTGCTATGACAATCGCTCGTAACGAGCACACTGTCAAATTTGACCGAGAGTGTAGGTTCTTAATCGACGACCCAGAGTCTGACCATAAACTCGCCTATCTTCTGACTAAGCCGTTAAAACTCGGCGCTACTTTCAACAGCAAAGGCGTGTTCAAGTTTGTCTTACAGGAAGTTACGGCGACAGACGATGACAACCACGAACTGGGCATTGCTGATTACTATAAGCATTTCCCGAAGGCATCAGCCGACGGCGGAGATGCGCCTACAACCCCAGATGATAATGTGTCTGAGGACACAGGAAAGAAGGTGTGGTTATAATTGCAACTCCAAGAATTCTTTGATTACAAGAATCAGTTGATGGAAGACTTGCTCACAAGTGAGTCCATCGTTCAACTTTTGGATGACGACATTTCTATGGATGATGCAGGAAAACTCGCCTACAAAAATGTGTTTCCTTGCGAATATGTGCCTGAAACGGTACAGGACGGCAAGACATTCATCTGTTTCGATGTAGACATTCAACAGTCAGTTAATAAAACCTATCTTTTACCCACGCTCTATGTGTGGGTGTTTACTCATA